AAAAAATACGCTGGCCGACTAACCCACATTCAACTTGCACAAATCCTCGGTGTTCACACCGGAACAGTGGGGCGCAGGGCGCACGAAAAAGGGGTAAGCCTTGCACTTACCGTTACAAAAGCAGCAGCAGAAAAACTCTACCCGATTGCAAAAGCAGAATGGGAGAGCATTAATCCAAAGCCGGTAGAAGTCAATTTTCAAGTCCCAGTAGAGGTTGCTCGCATTAATAGAATGTGGCGTGTAACCTCATTTGAGAGGTTTTCAGAATGCTTTACGAAATACTCTGCATAACAATGGCTATTTACTGGGAGGCTCGCGGGGAGCCAATTGCTGGGCAGTTCGCAGTGGCTCAAGTCGTCATGAACCGCGTCCACGATCCGCGCTATCCGTCAGATGCGTGCTCCGTTGTCTATGACGGTGGCGAGGTTAGGAACGAGTGCCAGTTTTCATTCTTCTGCGATGGGAAATCAGACCAGCCGACAGACTACGTGCCGTGGAAAGTGGCGCAGTTGATCGCTCAGGCTGTTTACGAGGGCAGGGCTGCGCCAGTGATAGGCGAGGCAACGCATTACCACGCCACGCGAGTGCGGCCGGATTGGGCGAGTACAGGGCAGGTTGTGGGCATGGTGAATGGCCATATTTTTTATAGAGGTGTGAAATGACACGAGACGATCAAAATCAAGCGACAGGCTCGGAGCCTGTCGGTATGGCGCTGTACGCTGAGCACAACATCAAGACGGAGCAAGGGCAATGAGTCAGATCGTGGCATTACCACCAAAGGTTAACGACAGCTGTGTGCAGGTGCTTGAAGAGGTGATGGCAGCTGCCAAGCGCGGTGAGATTGTGCGCGTAGGGGTCATCATGCGCCGTACAGCAGGGGAGTGGTCGACAGCGTTCTCGGAGAGCGACGACTCTGCACAGGATGCAGGCATGTTGCTGGAGCTTGCCGTGCGGCGACTCGGGTTTGCGTTCAGAAAGGAGGGGGAGTCATGACACGCGATGAAATTATCAGCATGGCGCGGGAGTCAACATGAACGAAGAAATAAAGCCGGTGGCGTGGTACTTGAGTAAAGCCCCAGATCAAGACCAAGAACCGTTTATGACAACTGATGGGCTTCTTGCGTCCAGTTACGAGCAGCTTGGGTGGCGTCGTTCACCCCTGATCGCCCTCCCCGCCACCCACAGGATAGTGCCGGTGGAGATGCTTGAGCGCTGTTCACGAGAGTTTCAATCGATGGAAGGGACAGAGCTTGCATACCCAGAACACGCTTCAGCAGTGCAGTGCTACCACGAACTCCGCGCCATCATCGACAAGGAGTCAACATGAAGTGCATTATTGTTGGATGCAGCAAAGAAGCAGCGCACAGCGTTTTATGCGATGAGCATGAGACTGGAAAGTCATCATTAAGCTACCAGGTAGGCGGCAATCACTATCAGAACATGGCGATCCAGCCTATTGAGTATATCCATGCCAATAAAATGCCGTACATGGAGGCTAATGTTGTAAAGTACATTTCAAGGCATAGAGACAAGAACCGAGCCGAGGACGTTCGCAAGGCCATTCAATATTGCCAGATGATTCTTGAGATGGAGTATGGTGAAACATAATGGGGAAAATAGTACCGCATCCTGCTTTGCTTAGAAGCGAAATCGAAGCAATGGCCGAGATCAAAAAGATTGTGGATAATCACTACCAAAGCCTTTCACTCTCTCAGCTCATAGGGCTGTTTGAGATAGCTAAACTCTATGTTCTCGAAATCGCATACGAGGAAGAAAATGGCGAAGATTGACGAAAAGCTGTATTCAGACCAGCCGCCAGTGGAAAAAGTTTACACCCATGACTGGGTTTCGGCTAAAGTTGACGAATTCTTGAAGCGCGGCGGAAAGGTTGAAGTTTTACCAGCAGCCACGTTTTCACGCGAGCTAGAACCGGATTCGGCGACTAGACAGAAGATAGAGAAAGAAAAGAATTTCGGAAGTTTCTAGGCCATTAGCCTTGTGCGCCGGTTTCTCCCCATTTCCCGGCATGAGCTACAGGCAAGCCCCGTCACTGGGGCTTTTTTTACGATAAGAAAAGCGCCCTCTCTGCCTCTCTGCGCCGCTCTAGCCCTCTAAGCACCACGCCGTTTGACTTGCGCCATTTGAGGAATTCATCTGCCGCGCCAGCGTAGTCGCCTCGATGGTATTTCATCCTCAGCCTGCTGGCTTGCAAATTCCCTAGCCCCACATTGAACGCAAAGCTAACCAGTGCCGATAGGTGGCGATCATTATCAGCAGCAGCAGGACATAATCGTAATACCCCATCCGAAAAGCGTTGTAAGTCCGCCTCAAGAAGCGCGTCAATTTCGTCAGCATCCCAGACTCGATTATGCTCTGGCCTTAGTGGATAGGAGGCTCTATCGTCCGTTTTGAGCCTTGCTTGCTCAGGGTATAGAACATGGCCGTACCCGATAGTCCAAAGGCTTGCAGGACACTTATAGGGGCTGCTATGGCAACCCTCAAAGGCTTTAATCAGATTAATGCCTTCCTCAGATGTTTGCATATGATTTACACTTCTCAAAGTGATATCTACGCATATTACCCCCACCACCAGAAAGCCCACATGATGGGCAGGTAACAATCTGCCTTTTACCCTTACACGCCTCTGACAACTTTGCTGAGAAGTTAGGGTTGCTTATGCGTTTTGCAGAACCAACAACATAAGCCGCACTATCCCTTTTAGTGCCAGTAGCGCCGTCAGCGTTTGGACTTTTGTTGTAAAGGTCATCGCCAAAAAAACACTCAAGACAAGCAGTTTCAAGTTCACGCGCCTGCTCTATTGTGTCTGTCTTAGCTAAAACAACAAACTCAAAGCCATCAATACCGTAAAGCTTAGCGTCGTCTTGATAAGGCTGCCGATTAAGAAAACGCTTGTGCTTTATTGACCATCGGTGCTGCGCCAAACGCCTGCCAATGTTTATACTGCTTCCAACATAGGCTTTACGGTTGAATATGTTTATGACCGCGTAAACGCCTATCATTTGCCAAACGCCCTTCCGCCAAAATGGAAAGCGATGATTGCGGCCAAAATAGACATTTCATCGTCACTGAAAACCATATTCATGGCATCAGCAAATGCGACACCAGTTGAATAGGCGTACCAGATGCCAGCAATATCAACGGTGATAAGTAAGCCAACAAAGAGGTAGGTGACAATCGGTCGCACTGAAGCCCGAAGGTTAATAACCCAGGTTGACGCGCCCTCCCCGATTTTCATGTCGTGCTTCCACATCGCAATCTTTTCCTGCGCCTGTGTTTGCATGGCGATCTGATCTGTTTTGATTTCCTCGACTCGTGCCTGAGCGATGTAACCCTCTTTCGCCAGCGCAATTTCACGCTCACGCTGCATCGCCATCAAAGCCAGCTCGTGCTTCTTGTCGCCTCTATCTTGGAAGTAGTCCAGCACTTTCGGAAGGCCGCCAGAGGCGAACCCCAGCAGCGTGGACAGTAAAGTCATCATGGTTTTTTCAGCTCCGTCACATCGTCACCTTTACGCACAGTCACCTTACCGTCTTCCACATCCACGCGCATCGGCGGTTCTTTCTCGGCCAGTTTGGCAATCAGATGCTGGATCACTTCAAACTCCGGTCTCTCAGGCTTTTCCTGAGTGCCGGCAATGCCGTTCATCATGTTGATGAGAGCTACCAGTGCGCCGCCTACCATGGTCATCACAGCAGTAATCGCAGACTCGGACAGGAAGTAGCTGGAGCCTACGCCGATGAGCACGATGGCGGTGATGTAGGCCAGACCATATTTGCCGATAGCTTTACCGGCGACCTCTTTGGCTGTTTCGTAGCGCTCTGTGTTTTCGTCGCTCATTTGTCCACCTTGTGATCCAGTCGCTTGAATATCGCACCCAGCAGCTCTTTTATCTCGCGCAAGTCTTCCCGGTAGTCGTCCTTGCTGACGTACACCTTTGGCAAGTCGCGCACATCGTCGTCCAGACGGTCGATTGCTGTGTAGATTCGATTGAGCACCCAGCCGCCGAAAAAGGCTGCCACGGTCACGGCGATGTTAAACAGAACCTGATAGTCCATGGCGGCTCCTTACGGCTTCAAGGGCCAGTTGATAGAGGTCGGGAACCCAGCTTGTTGGGGGATGTCTCTTAGAGCCTGACGATAGGTGGCCCATGCATCACGGTCAACAGGGGCATCAAGAACCTGAGTCCAGTCTGACTCTGATAACAGGCGGTCACGCTGCGCTCTTGCTTCTGCTTGCAGTTCGTCTGCGGTTTTTTGCGGAGAATGCGGGGCTGTCAATGTCGAACCATCCCATAGCCAACCAATGTCGCCAGTTTCTCCACTAATCAAGTTAGGCATAAAGTCGAGCGAGTCAACTTCGATAGTATTAGTGACTTTACCATTCTCAATTATATGCGCTCTCATTATGCATACTCCTGAACAATAACAATACCTCCTGACCCTGCTCCCCCAGCGCGATCAGGGCCACCACCTCCGGCTTGGTTTGCGGCTCCACCACCTCCGCCACCATATCCTACTGCTGAGTTTCCAGTACCAGAAACCGAAGACGATCTCATACTGCCGCCAAATCCAAACACAGAGTTTCCACCCAAGCCGCCAGGAATATTGGTAGCACCAGTGCCTGCTGAACCAGATTGGCCG